CTTCTGATGAAAGCGGCCTTCGTTGCGACGATGTGTCGCTTACTCAACAAAATTTTCGTGATGAGTGTGATATTAATTCCATAGTCGAAACGTTTACTCGTACTGGAGAACTTCCGTCATCTCCTTTGCCTCCTCAATTCGGCGATTTCTCTGGTGTTCACGATTTTCATAGTGCTCTTAACCAAGTTTTAGCCGCTCAAGAGGCATTTATGACGTTATCTCCTGAGCTTCGTAGTCGTTTCGCTAATGATCCGCAAAATTTGATTTCGTTTATCGAGAATCCTGATAACCGAGCCGAGGCCGTCGAGCTCGGTATTCTGCAAGACTTATCCACGCCCGCGCAAGCCGCATCCGCGGCGAAGCGCAGCGCGGGGGTGGATAAGTCGCCTAAGAGCGAAAAAGCCTCTCCTGAGGCAAATTTGAGCGATGACGGGGGTAAATAAGGGGGTGTCCCCCTCTGCACAGTTAAACTACTTGTTCTTAACTGTGCTAGGTGACAGCCGTAACCACATGAAAGGAGTCTCAAGTTATGAAGCCTTTGAAACGTAAATCTGTTCATAAGGGTAAATCTGTCCGCAAGTTTAAGCATAATGTTAGCCATACTAAATCGGCTAACTTGGCTGCTCCTATGCGTGGGGGTATTCGGTTATAAAAAAAGGGGGGTTGTCTCCCCCCTTTTTTCTGTCTGTTTTGCATGGGTGCATCATGCCTTGTTACCATCCCATAGATGGCTTTATTTGTCAAGATGGCAAGTTTCGTGTGTGGCCTCGTGAATCTATGCGTCTCCGCAAACAGACTATTCCTTGCGGTCAATGTGTTGGCTGTCGCCTTGAACGCTCTCGACAATGGGCTATTCGTTGTCTTCATGAAGCAAGTTTGTATAAACATAATTGTTTTATTACTCTCACTTATAAGCCTGAGCTTTTACCTATTGACAACTCGTTAGATTACACTCATTTTCAAGAATTTATGAAGCGCCTACGTGAATCTCAAGTAGGGTGTGACCTTGTGTCACACCCTTCGGCCGGCGAAATTAATAATAAAACTGGTAAGCCATATCCTGATTTTTATAAGCCTATTCGTTTTTATATGTGCGGTGAGTATGGTAAAAATCGCGGTCGTCCGCATTTTCATGCGTGTCTTTTTAATTTTGATTTTTTTGATAAGACTTTTTGGCGCAAGACTCCTCAAGGTCATCCAATTTGGCGTTCTAAGATTTTAGAGGATTTATGGCCTTATGGTTTTTCGGAGATTGGCTCCGTGTCGTTCCAATCTGCTGCTTATGTTGCGCGCTATATTATGAAAAAAGCTAATGGTGCTGCTGCTGATGATGTATATTCTTGGACTGATCCTGTTACTGGTGAGGTTTTTGATCGCACGCCTGAATTCACTAAGATGTCTCTTAAGCCCGGCATCGCCGAAGGCTGGCTACGCAAGTATATGACTGATGTTTTTCCGCATGATTATGTTGTTGTTAATGGCAAGCGCTGTAAGCCTCCTCGTTATTATGATCGTCTTTTTGAACGTTATTGTAATGAACATTCTTGGCGTGAGATTGCTGAGCTTTATGGTGAATCTGATTTCGATGATGTTAAATTTCAGCGCGAATTAAATGCTATGGAGCATCTTGAAGATGCTACCCCTGAGCGCTTATATACTAGAGAGTTGGTCGTTAAAGATAAGCTTTCTCGGCTTAAACGTTCTCTTTTGTGAGGTGTGTTATGTTGTTATCTATTTTTGCTGTGCGTGACCGTGCTGTTGATACTTATGGTCGCCCTTTTTATTTGGCTTCCAAGGGTCAAGCTCTTCGATCTTTTCAAGACGAAGTTAATCGTTCTGATAAAGATAACATGATGTTTTATCATCCTGATGATTTTGAGCTTTTTTATATTGGTCAGTTTGATGATGTTACTGCTGCTTTTGATTTGTTGAAGCATCCCGAATCACTCGGTTCTGCTAAGCAATTTAAACTTGCTTAATTTGTTGTTAAGTTTTAGGCCATATACCAGATTTGGTATGTGGCCTTTTTTTATGGAGATTCGGCAATGTTTCGTAATCGTTCTGTTGATGTCCATCAGTTCGCTATGGTTCCTCGTTCCGACATTCCTCGTTCTTCTTTCGATTGTCAGCAAACTTTAAAAACTACTTTTGATGCCGGTTTTTTGGTGCCTATTTTAGTTGATGAAATGCTTCCGGGTGATACTTTTAAGTGTAATTTGACTGCTTTTACTCGTTTGGCTACGCCAATTTTTCCTATTATGGATAATCTCCATATGGATACTTTCTTTTTCTTTATACCCAATCGTCTTGTATGGAATCATTGGGTTAATTTTATGGGTGAGCAAGCTAATCCGTTTGATTCTATTTCTTACACTATTCCTCAGCAAGTTTCTCCTGCCGGTGGTTATGTTGTTGGTTCTTTGCAGGATTATTTAGGTCTTCCAACTGTTGGCCAGGTTGCTGCTGGAAATACTGTTTCTCATAGTGCTTTATGGTTGCGCGCTTATAATTTAATTTGGAATTCTTGGTTTCGTGATGAGAATTTGCAAAATTCTTTGACTGTTGATTTGGGCGACGGTCCCGATGCTAACCCTACTGGTAATTATGTTTTGCAACGCCGCGGTAAACGTTTTGATTATTTTACTGGTTGTTTGCCTTGGCCGCAGAAGGGTGCCTCTGGTGTTTCTCTTCCGCTTGGCACTCAAGCTCCTGTTCGTGGAATTTATATTGCAAATGCTGGCAATAATAATCAGTCTGTTCAGTCTTATTGGGATAATGGTGGTACGCAGATTCCTTCTGGTACATGGAAGTGGAATACTTCCGATACCGGCATGATTGCTGTTCGTTCTAAGCTTCAAAATAATACTGCTGGTGGTGCTACTCAATATCCGGATGTTTATGCTGATCTTTCACAGGCTACTGCGGCGACGATTAATGCTATTCGTCTTGCGTTTCAAACTCAAAAGTTATTGGAACATGATGCGCGTGGCGGTACTCGCTATACGGAAATTGTACGCTCTCATTTTGGTGTTATCTCTCCAGACGCTCGTTTACAGCGTCCTGAATATTTAGGTGGTGGATCTTCTCCGATTACTGTGAATCCTATTGCTCAGACCTCTGGCACTTCTGCTACCGGCACTACAACTCCTATGGGTACCCTTGCTGCTATGGGGCAAGGTGTTGCTCGCGGTCATGGTTTTCATTATTCTGCTACTGAGCATGGTCTTATTTTAGGTCTTGTTTCTGTTCGTGCTGATCTTACTTATCAGCAAGGCTTGCATAAGATGTGGTCTCGTTTAACTCGTTATGATTTTTATTTTCCTGTGTTCGCCAGTCTTGGCGAACAGGCTGTTCTCAACAAAGAAATTTATTGCGATGGTTCTGCTAATGATTCTTTGGTTTTCGGTTACCAAGAACGTTGGGCTGAGTATCGTTATATGCCTTCTCGTATTACTGGTTTGTTTAAGTCTACTTCTTCCGGCGCCATTGATGCTTGGCATCTTGCTCAAAAATTTACTTCTCTTCCTACTTTGAACACTACTTTTATTCAAGACAATCCTCCTGTTTCTCGTGTTGTTGCTGTTGGCGCTGCTGCTAATGGTCAACAATTTTTAATGGATGCCTTTTTTGATATTAAAAAGGCTCGTCCGATGCCGCTTTATTCTGTGCCTGGTCTCATCGATCATTTCTGAGGTTGTTATGTCTTGGTTTTCCGATATTTTTTCTCCTGTTTCTGATGTTCTTAGTCCTGTTTTGTCTTTTTTCGGCAATGAATCTTCGAATTCCGCCAATGCTGAGCAGGCTCAAAATCAGATGAATTTCCAAGAACGTATGTCAGGTACGTCTTATCAACGTGCCGTTAAGGATATGTCTGCTGCGGGCCTTAATCCTATGTTGGCATATTCGGCTGGCGGCGCTTCTACGCCTTCTGGGTCCTCTGCTTCTATGACCAATTCTTTGGGTGCTGGTGTGTCGTCTGCTCAAGCTCAATCTAAGTTATCTGCTGATGTTGATAATATTCGCGCCGACACTGCTGTTAAAAAGGCTGATGCTGATTTGTCTCGTATGAAGGCCTTTACTGAGGCCTCTACGCAAGATGTTAATACTCAAGCTGTTGAACAAATGCATATTGCCAATGAGCTTGCTAAGGGTGTTAATCCTTCTAAGATTTCTGAGGCCCGTTCTAATTCTGCGGCTGCTGCCGCTCGTCTTCCGTCCGCTGTTAATGAAGGGCGCGCGGCCGGCACTTGGTACGGTCGCAATGTTATGCCTTTTTTGCCTTCTATGCTTCAGGGTGCTCATTCTGCCAATGCTGTATCTTCAATGTTTAAATGAGGTTTGTTATGTCTAAATTTGTTGGTTCTCCTCCTGTTCCTGTTTTTTCTCCTTTTGTTCGTTCTGCTTATAATTATGATACTATGGCAGCTTCTGATGAAAGCGGCCTTCGTTGCGACG